GTCGACGATTTGGATTGTGCATGAGGGCGGGAGCGAAAAAGCGGGCTTCATAACTAACTAGCAGGTTGAGGGTTAGAATGGCGAAGCGAAAACAGGCGGCGGCGAAGGGGCGAGCAGAAGGGTCTCTCTCTGCCTCGGCGGCAAAACGCCAGAGGCAAACGCCACCACCGTCGCCGGCGCGCAAGCGCGAGTTGACCGGCCAGTTGGTCGCGGCGCGCGGGGGCGATCTGCCGTGGCTCGACCGGCTGGTCCGGCACGCGGGCTACTCGCCGGAGACGCCCGAGCCGATCGTGACGACGGCGCAGATGTCCGACGGCCTGCACATCACGACGCGGACGATCCAGGAGTGGAAGAAGCTCGGCTGCCCGGAACGATCGCCGGGATACGGGCAGCGGGCGGCGACGTTCGACCTGTTCGCGGTGTTCCGGTGGTGGCGCGACCACCGGGCGGAGGCGTCTGGCGAAGGGCTGTCGGCGGCCGAGCGCGAGGAGCTGCAGCGGCGCGAGGCGATTGCCGGGGTGCGCAAGCTGGAGGCCGAGGCCAGGCTCAAGGAGCGCCAGGACGAAGAGCAGGCCGGGCGGCTGGTGGACGTGGCCGAGGCGCGCGGCGAGATGCAGCGCATCCTGCTCGCCTTTCAGACGCGCCTCGAGGACATGCCCGGCGAAATGGCGGCGCGATGTTACGGCCAGAGCGCCGACGAGATGGCGGCGACGGCGCGCGGGATTCTTGAGGACTCGTTCAACCAGGCGCTGGCCTCGGTCGAGGAGGCTCTGCCCGGACCGGACGAGGGCGGCGGCGACGCGGCCGCCGAGACGGAAGGATCGGACGATGCCTGACGAGATCGAGAAGCGGCGCGCGTCGATCAGGAAGGCGCTGCGCAACCTGTCGAACCGGGCGCTGGCCGTGGCCGAGAAGATGGAGCGGTTTGGCCGCGACACGGACAGCAACCGGCACGTTGCGCACGCCAAGGAGCTCGACGGCGCGGCGCGGATCATGGACGAGTGGGCTGAGGAGGCGTGAGTGACCTTCGCCATCATCGACAGGTCGGCGCTGGTGGGCGTGGGGATGGAGCGCCCGCTCACCACGCGCGAGTGGGCGGACCGCTGGCGCTACGTCGCCAAGGGGCCGATCGCTGACCGCTCGCGCTCGCGGCGGATCAAGTGGGCGACCACCGTGACGCCGCACCTGGCCGGAATCATGGACGCGCACGACGACCCGTCGGTGGAGCGCGTCGTGGTCCAGGGCCCGACACGCGCGGGCAAGACCGAGGGCGCGATCATCAACCCCATGCTCGCCGATCTGGACCGGGGCCGCGACGTGCTCTACCTCAACGCGGATCTGGCCGACTGCGTGCTGGTCTGGAAGGAGAAGCTCTCGCCGGCGATCGAGACGACGCCGCGCCTGCGGCGCTACCGCCTGCCCAAGAGCGAGGCGGGCGACCGGCTGCATCGCATCTTCGCCAACGGCTCGGTCCTGCACATGTGCGGCGCGCGGCGCATCCCGGCCGGGTTCGACGCCGAGTGCGTCTACTGCGACGAGGTCAACAAGCCAGGCTACACGCAGAAGCGCGGCGAAGAGGTGGACGCGGTGGACCTCGCCTGGGAGCGCGCCGACGGCTATCCCAAGACGCGCAAGCTGTCGATGTGCTGCACGGTCACGCACACCGAGGGCCGTATCACGCGCGAGTACCTGAGTAGCGACCGGCGGCTGTTCTATGTGCCGTGCCCGTTCTGCGGCGGCTGGCAGGTGATGGAGTTCGAGAAGGAGCACCGCGATTTCCCGGGCGAGATGGTCTACCCGCACGGGCATGTCGAGTACCAGGGCGAGAGCTACAGAGAGGCGCGGGCCTCGGCGCGCTACGTGTGCGCGTTCTGCGATGCGCGCGTGGGCGACGAGCTGCGGCCGTGGATGGTGCGCTGCGGCGTGTGGGTGCGCCACGGCTGCGGCGTGGAGATGGTCGAGGCGGACCCGGGCGATCTCGGGGCGCACCGGCGCATGGTGGACGGCGATCTGCCGGAGGCGTTCATCGCGCGCGAGAGCGGCTCGCCCGCGGTCGAGGGCCGGACGGCGGGATTCCACTTCAACGCGCTCCTGTCGCCGGTGCAGGGGTTCGGAGACATGGCGGCCGGGTGGGTGGCGGCGAAGGGGACGCCCGAGAAAGAGGAGAGCTTTCAGAAGGCGCGGCTGGCGATTCCCTGGGAGCCGGTCGAGACGCAGGACGTGCGGCGCTGGGGCGCATCGGCGGTGGCGGCGCACGCAAGCGCCTACCGGCTCAACGCGCTGCCCGACGCGGCCAACGCGGTGCTGGTCACGGCCGGCGCGGACTGCCACAAGCGGACGATCTACTACGTGTTTCGTGCATGGGCCGAGGACGGGACGTCGTGGCTTTTGGACGCGGGGATCGTGGACACGCACGTCGAGATGGTGACCGCCGACGAGGATCATCTGCGGGCGATCAAGGCGGCGCTGCTGGAGATGCACGACCGATGGCAGGCGGACTTCCGCGTCGGCGGCAAGGCGATCCCGGCCGCGTGCGCGTTCGTCGACGAGGCGTGGGAGACGGAGACGGTGCGCTCGTTCTGCGGCGAGGCGGGCGGCATGTGGCGTCCGGTCCAGGGCGTGGCGGGGATGACGCGCGCGCGCATCGAGCCCAACAAAAAGCGCGGCGGGTCGCTCATCCTGGGCGTCGACCACTTCAAGCACGACCTGGCGCGTCTGCTGGCCATTCCACGCGAGGAGCGCGGCTACTGGCATCTGCACGACGCGCCCTCGAACGCCTACACGCACCACATGTGCTCGGAGCGCTGGCAGATCAAGCACAACCGGAACGGTGCGGACGTGTCGGAGTGGGAGTGGGCGACGATCAACACCAACAACCACTGGTGGGACTGCGAGGTGTACGCCTGGGCGGCGGCGTGGCTGTGCGGGGTGCGCTACGTCGGCGATCCGCAGGTGCGCGGCATGGGCGGGCGGCCGACCGGCGGCTCGCGTGGTGAACGCGGCCAGGGGCAAGGGGGGGCCTCGGGCCATGTGAGGAAAGCGCCGTCGGGCGGGAAGCGCGGCGGGTGGAGTATCGGGCGATAGAACGCGAGGCCAAGACCACGGAGACGGACATGAGCAAGAGCGGCAAGAAGAATCGAGCGACCGGTGGAGGACTGGACGCGGTGACGCACCAGGAGCCGCCGGTGGCGACGCAGGAGCCGGACCTCGACGAGCGGTCGCGCCGGCGCAAGGAGCAGCGCTTCTGGCCCGAGGGGCAGGCCATGCCGACGCACCACGTCAAGCGCGCGTTCAAGCCCTGCCCGAAGTGCCGGCGCATTCTCAAGGACGACGGAACGCCCGCCGTCAAGGGCACCGGCCTGACCACCGACGTGGCCTACTTCGCGTGCCGCGACTGCGGCCACACGTGGAAGCTGCCGGTCAGGGTGGTGTGAATGTCAAGTTTATTCCATGGATGGAAGCGTCAACTTGCATCGGAAACCACGCCCGTGTAGGCTGAGAATAGACAACCGGGTGGGCGCGCGAGTGTAGGCCGACGGGCCGAGCTTGCGTCGGCCGGATTCAGACAAGCGCCGTGCGGGGCCGCATCCCTTCGCGGCGCTTTGTCGTTTCCGGCCTGCCCGCCGATCTTCTCTTTCTCACGGGAGCCGCCAGTGGCCGTCGCCATCACCGCCGAGACGATCGACACGCTGCTCAAGGCGGCATCCGACGCTGTCGGCACCGGTGACTACGACACCGCCCGGACCAAGGTGGTGCAGGCGCGCATCCAGGTCGCCGCCATGCCCGACGACGGCGTTGACGGGCAGTCGACGCGCTGGCGCAACGACATCGCCGGGCTGGTAAGCGCGATCAACGATCTTCAGACGGTGGCCTCGGCGCGCTCGCGCGAAAAGCGCGTCGCCTACGGCCGCGTGGGCGGGGGGGGCAGATGACCAGCCATCCCGACCAGTTCCTGTACAGGCCAGGCGTTCTCGAGCGCGCCAGCGACGCCGCGGCGCGGCTCATCTCGCCCAAGTGGGCGGCCGGACGGCAGGCCTATCGCCGGCGCGAGGCAGTGCTCTCCTGGCATCTGCGGCGGATGAGCGAGGACGACGGCTATCGCGAAATGTGGGGGGCGTTGCTCCGTGCTCGCGGCTACAAACACGCCGGCGCCGGCCTCAGCTCCCCACCCTTCCATGGCGGCGACGGCGACGCGGACAGCCACGATCTCGGCTGGCAGGGAATCGGCACGCTGCGCATGCGCGGCCGCGAGCTCGAGCGCGACGACGCGATCGGCGCCGGTCTGGGCAAGCTCTTCGTCGGCCGGGTCATCGGCACGCAGCTCCGGCCCCAGGCGCAGACCGGGAACCGCGACCGCGACAAGGCGCATGAAACAGTGTTCGCCGGGCGCTCGTCGCTGCTGTTCCCGCAGGAAAACGTCTCGATCGGCCAGGCGCAGCGGATGCTGTTTCGGCGCCAGTTCTACGACGGCGACGTGTTCGTCCACGCGGTCAAGACCGCGCCGGCCGAACCAGTCTGGTTCGAGATGCTGGAGGCCGATCGCGTCGCCACGCCGCCGGACATGGCTTCCAAGGGCAACATCAAGGGCGGCGTCGAGCGCGACGGGCAGGGGCGCATCGTCGCCTACTACGTGCGCCGCGCCGGGACTCCTGGCCTCAAGGCGGCGAGCGACTACGACCGCGTCGAGGCGCCGTACATCCACCACCTGAAGAACCCGTTCCGGCCCAACCAGTCGCGCACGCCGTCCGAGCTGCATGCGGTGATCCAGGACCTGCGCGACCTGGACCTGCTGGTACTGGCCTCGCTCAAGCGCACGCAGATCGCCGCCTGTCTGTCGGTGTTCATCGAGTCGGACCTACCCCTGGGCGACATGATCCAGGCGACGGCGAAGGAGTACCACTACGAGCTCGACGAGCAGATCAACCCCGGCATGATCTTCAAGCTCGCGCCGGGCGAGAAGATTTCGACGCTGCTGCCCAACTTCCCCGTCCCCGAGCTGGTCCCGTTCATCCGCATGCTGTCCGGCCGGGTGGGCGCGGCGCTGGGCATCCACTGGCAGCTCGTCCTGCGCGACTTCTCCAGCGACAGTTGGTCCTCGACCCGCTCGGGCGAGGTGAGTAGCCGGCCGACTTTCCGCATGCTGGGCGACAACTTCCAGCGGGCTTGCGACTTCATATGGTTCTGGACGCTGTACGACGCGAAGCTGCGCGGCGATCTGCGTCTGGCCTCGTCCTCGGTCGCCGACATCAAGCGCGTGCGCTGGCAGGGCGACGGCGCCGAGTGGGTCGATCCCTTGAAGCAGGCCGCCGCCAAGCAGCTCGCCCGGATGCTCGGCATCGAGACGTTCCAGGACCAGTGCGTCGAGATGGGCTATGACTGGCTGGAGCAGATCGACAAGTTGCAGGCTATCGCAGACGAATGCGACGACCGGGGTATCGCCCCGGCCATCAAGGAACGGCTCATGTTCGGCGACGCCAATGCGGCGCTGGCGCTGATCAACGCCGCCACCCAACAGGAGACAGCCGATGTCGGCGACGACAACGCCGTCGCGTGAGGCGGAGCGAGGGAAGGTGCCGGAGATCGTCGTCCGCGAGTTCGGCGGCGAGACCGGCGCGGTGCGCGCCCTCGACGAGGAAGCGCGCAAGGCGACGTTCGTCGCCGCCACCGAGACCGGCGTCGAGACATGGGCGGGCCCTGAATACCTGCGCATGAGCGGCGTCTCGCTCAAGCGATTCCGCTCCAACCCTGTCATCCTCAACGCCCACGCTCGGACCGGCATCGACAACATCCTCGGGCGCGGCGACGTGCGCGTGGACAAGGCGACGCGCGAGCTCATGGTCGAGGTGGAGTTCGCCGACACGCCCCAGGCCGATCTGGCCTGGAAGCTGGTCAAGGGCGGATTCTTGCGCGCGGTGTCGGTGGGATTCCTGCCGATGGAGTCGCGCGAGATCGCCGCCGGAGACGAGGACGTCGATGGCGGGCAGAGCATCAAGGGCCCGGCGATCGTGATCAAGCGCTGGATGCTCTACGAAATCTCTCTGGTACCCGTTCCGGCGGATGAAAACGCGCTGAGGCGCGCGCTGGCCGAGGCGGATAAGGACGCACCGTCAACAGAACGAAAGGAACGCGACATGCCCGAGACCACCGAAACGCAGGCGGGCGCGGCCGAGCAGCCGAAGCCTCCCGCCGAGACCAAGGAGCGCGAGGCGCCCGAGACGGGCCCGCGCTCGATGACGCCCGAACAGGTGCGCGCCGCCAACATCCGGGCGCTCGCCCCGGAGGGGATGCGCGCGCTGGCCGACCAGATGGTTCTGGACGGCAAGAGCGAGGAAGAGGCGCGCGCCGCCTTCCTTGAAGCGCTCAAGACCAAGATGCAGCCTGCCGGCCATGAAGAGACGACCGACGGCGACGGCGACGAGCCGGAGGCGCGCGCGGACGCGGTGCCCGAGGTGGACGACCAGCTCCTGATCCGGTCGATCCTCGGCTGACACAAGGCGCCGCCGGCGCGGTCCGAGCGGCCCACAGGGACAAGCAACCAGGACGTGGAGGAGCTAAGACATGGCGACCAACCAGACCCGATGGGTCGGCAACCTGTTCGGCGCGACCGAGCCGCTGGTGGTGCTCGGCAAGTTCGCCGCCGGATCGACGCAGGCGATCAAGAAGGGCGAAATCCTCGAGCTGACCGGCAACACCAACACCGAGTGGGTGCCGATCGACTCGGACTTCTCGGCGAGCGCGAACATCGCCATCGCCAACGAAGAGGTGAAGGCGGCCGACCTGGCCGGCTACTACGAGATCATCGTCCCCAGACCGGGCGACATCTTCGAGTACGACATCGCCACCGCGGCCGCGACCGCTGTCGGCACGGCGCTCTACTACTCGGACTCCGAGACGCTGGCGGCGAGCGGTTCCAACGCCATCGCCAAGGCCTGCGGGCAGGAGCACTACCCGGTCAAGCAGTACCACGCGGCCAGCTCGCCGGGGAGCGACGCGGGGACCACGATCCGCAGCGACTCCAGGGTGCGCTGCACCTTCAACGCGGCGGCCAGCTACTACGCGGCCCTGCAGGGCTGACGCTGAGGAACACAGGCAACCCGGCACCGATCGCATGGGACCGGGAACGACAAGGAGCAACGACATGCCCGAGACCAAGAAGCGGCGCTTTCTGCCGAACGTGACCGTGGGCGAGCGCGGCCGGCTTTCGCCCGCCGAGCTGCGCCAGATCGCGATGAGCGACCCCAAGGCGTTCGTCGACAAGACCAACCGCGCCATCGCCGACGGCGAGCTGTCCTGGGACAAGGTGCGCGACCTGCGCGACATGTTCCACGCCCTCGCCGACGTGCAGGTGCCCTGCCAGGTGGACATCGCCGGCCGCGAGCGCGCAATCGTGGCCAGCGCGTTTCCCCTCCTGGCCGGCAACATGACCATCGCCGCCTTCAACGAGGCCTACGACAACGTGCCCACCATCGGGCAGGAACTCGTCACCGAGATGGAGGACGGCAGCCGCGTCAGCGTGGTCGCCAGTGCCCACGCGCTGGACGTCAACGTCGACCGCGTCGACGAAGGCAAGGACTTCCCCGAGATCGGCGCCTCGGAGAGCTGGACCGAGATCCGCTCCAAGCGCAACGGCCGCCGGCTCTCGATCACCGCCGAGGCGATCGAGGAAAACCGCGTCGGCGACATCGTCAGCCGCGTCAACGCCCTGCCCGAGATCGCCGCCGAGTGGATCGAGGAGCAGACCCTCGACCGCGTCTGCGACAAGAACGGCTCGAACACCTCCAGCGCCGCCGAGCCCTACGTCTACCGCCCGGACGGCACCGGCACCGCGCTCTACAGCGCCACCGCCAACACGCCCGGGACGCAGGCGCCCAGCGGCACGCGCAAGGCCAACAACGCGCTCGTCGACTACGAAAACCTCGAGGACGCGCGCGCGGTCCTGGCCGCGATGAAGAACAAGCGCGGCAAGCGGATCAGTATCCCGATGAGCCGCTGCACGCTGCTGGTGCCCGACGCGCTGGTCGGCACGGCGATGACCATCCAGAACTCGCTGCTGATCCCCGGCGTCGAGAACGCCGAGAACCCGTGGGGGCCGCGCGGCGCCTACCGCCCGCGCCTCCTGTCCAGCCCCAAGCTCGACGACATCTCGACGAGCGCCTGGTACCTGGGCGACTTCAAGCGGCAGTTCGTCCGCAAGTGGAAGCTGCGCTTCGAATACGTGACGCTCTCCGGCGACACGCAGAAGTTCCTGGAGAGCCGTCTGGCCTTCCAGGCGCGCATCGCCTGGGACTGCGAGATCGGCGCGACCGATTACGTGTACGTCGTCCAGAACCTCGCCGGCACGACCTACACGCCGTGACGGACATGACCGCCGCCGGCCGGGTTGAGCAGTCCCGGCCGGCGCACGCGGCTACAGACAACGCGAAAGGACGATGACATGGACATCGCGAACTGGAAGAAGCAGCGCCAGTGGGACTTCGGGATCGGCGACCTCGCCAACCCGCTCGGCGAGCTGATCTTCGTCGACTCCGTCAACGGAAGCGACGGCAACCAGGGCCACCGGCCCGACAGGCCGCTGGCCACAATCACCCGCGCCGTGGCGCTGGCCGAGGCCAACGACACCATCCTGATTCAGGGCTCGTTCTCGGAGGCGGTCACCGTCTCCGTCGAGGGGCTGAGGATCATCGGCATCGGGACCAAGCCCAAGCAGGCGCAGTGGACCGGCGCCGCCGACGCCACCTGCCTGACCATCGCCGCCAACTACGTCGAGGTGGCGAACATCTACTTCCGTCCGCCCGCCTACTCGGCCGGGACGCCGGCGGCGATCAAGCTCTCGAGCGCCAATCACGCCTACATCCACGACTGTCGCTTCCAGGGCAAGACGGCCAGCCACAACGCGATCTACAGCGCCGTCTGCAACTCGGACAACGTGGAGATCGCGCGCTGCGAGTTCCACTACATGAACACAGCGACCTACGGCGCGGCCATCAAGGGCGTCGAGGCCGGCGGGCTGTCCTACAGCGGATGGGTGATCCGCGACTGCCTGTTCCATTCCTGCGTCACGGCCGTCGACATCTGCGGCCGCGTCTGCACCATCACCGGCAACGTGTTCATGGAGTACGGCGTCAACGCGGCCGGCACCGTCGCCGCGGTCTGCACCATGGCGCTGGACCTCTCCGGCACCAGCAGCGGCGGCAACGCCGTGGTCGGCAACCAGATGGCCGGCGACTACTCGACCGGCGGCCTCTACGTCGGCGGCGCGTCCGGCGACAACTGGACCGGTAACTTCGTCGAGGACAACGCCGAGACCGAGGTCGGCGACAACGGCCTGAGCATCGACCCGCCGGCCGCGTAACGACTCCTACGCGGGCCGCCGCTGACGACGGCCGCCCGCCTTCTTCCCAACGCCCGGGCGGGGCGGCCTCTCCCCCCGCCTCGCCCTGGGCATCTTGAAGGCACAGGGGACGCGAGGAGAACGCGATGCGACGAGGACTCAAGGCGGCGCTGCTCATCGCCGCGATGCTGACGGCGGTGCTGCTCTCCGGGTGCCGCGTCGGTCTGGACGCGGTCCAGATCGGTGGGGTCTCCGTGACCGGCGTGGTGGATGTGGACCCGGACAGCGGCCTGTCGATCGAGGCGGGCGTGGGCTGGGACCTGGGCGGCGGCGATGCGTGTTCTGGCGGAGTCTGCTCGGTCGAGTGACGGGGAGGGCGGCATGGATTCGCAGACCATCGCCCTCATCGCGTTCGGCAGCGCATCGCTGATCCTGACGGTCGTGGGCCACCTGCTCGCGGTGATCCTGAAGCAGCACGACAAGCGGATGGATGAAGCGGAATCGAAACAGGAACGCATCTTCGAGAAGCTCGACCGCCTGCCGTCGCAACTGGTGACGCGGCGCGAGTGCGAGTTGAAACATCGGGAGTCGGCGTAGATGGCGATCTCGGTCGACACGCGAAGCGGCGCGGCATGGCAGGCCCGGACCACGCGGTCCGGCCTGACCTGCACGCTCAAGGCGCTCAGCCTTGCCGCCTCCGCGTTCGACCCCACGGCTGCGACGGCGATCACCGACGGGCTGACCAGCTACGCCAACGTGAAGATCAGCCAGCCGCAGGCGATCGGCGCGGCGCTGGTCGGCGAGCACGGCGGCCGCTACGTCTCCGGCGACCTGGTCGCCTACGTCGCGGCGGCGGATACGGCCGCTCTGTCGATCGTTCCGGCGATCGGCTGGCAGGTCGTTTTTACGCCCAGCGGCCAGACGTTCGACGTGGTGGGCTGCGACTTGACAGGCAACCGGGCCGCCTGGCGGCTCATTCTGCGGGAGCGTTCGTGATGGCGCCGCACGCATCGACCGAGGAGCGCATCGTCCGCAGCGTGCAGCAGCATGTCGACGATTCGTTCTCGCCGACGCCGTCGGTGCGCATCTTCCAGGACGGGGAGGACTTCGACCCCTCGGCGCTGTCAGAATGCGCTCAGCTCTGGATCGGGCCGATCGAGTGGGAGCCGACCACCGCGCCCAACGACGCGGCCATGATCGAGATCGAGATGCGCCTCTACTGCCGGCGTTCGACCGACCCGCACAGGCTGTCCGACCTGGCCGGGCAGGCGCGCGCGGCGCTGCACCGCAACGACGTGGTGATCTACGACTACCCGGGCAGCTCTCCGACGCAGGTCGGGCTGCTGAGACTGTTTGACGCCACCGTGCATCACGTGCCCATGCCGGCCGACGAGCCGGTTCGGCACGTTGAGGTGACGGTGGAGGGACGCTACCAGGCGACGACGTAAGGAGGTCACCCCATGGCCCACAGCGGAGCGCGCAACCTGCGCGACGGCACCATCATCATCAGCGACGGCACCGGCACGCCGAACACATGCACGGTCGAGCTGGAGGAAGGCACGCTTCAGTGGACCGAGGACCGCACCGCGCGCCAGGTCAAGGACCGCGGGGCGCTCTCGCACTTCCGCACCGGCGACCAGAACTTCGTGGCGCTCTCCTTCTCGTTCATGATGGACGAGTACCAGGCGCTGACCGCCGGCGCGGCCGCCAAGCCCTACGAGGCGCTGACCAAGAGCGGCATGGCGAGCGCGTGGGCCAGTGTGGGCGAGAGTTACGAGCCCTACCTGGTCGACATCATCTTCAAGGTGGCCAACCCCAACTCGTCGGCGAACCGCGAGGTGCTCCAGTTCGACAACTTCCACGCCGACACGGTCGAGGTTTCCGAAGGCGATCCGAACATGATCTCCGTCTCCGGCGCGGCGCGCTGCGTCGCTCCGACGCAGACGGAAGAATCGCAAAGTTAGAGGGAGAGCGCATGAAGCTGGGCGGACGCGAGCTCAAGGTGGACAGGCCCAGCCGCCTCGCGAC